AAGTCTCCAGCAATGGTGAAGATGCCGGACAACCGCCCTCCTGTAAAAGGTGCTACGTTTAGTGCTAAAGGCGCTCCAGAGCGTAAGTCTCCAGCAATGGTGAAGCTGCCGAACAACCGTTCTGCAAAAGACGCTAGGTTTGACGATAAAAGCTTGTCTGTTAACCAGCGTATAAAGAATGATATTAAGGATAACCTCAAGGGTGCTCGTAGTAGCAATACCGGTACAGATCAGCGTTCTGTTACCCAGCGTATTAAAGACTCGCTTGGTATGATGAGTGGCGGCAAAGTCAAAGGTTACGCCCCCGGCGGCGATATTAAAGGCTACGGCAAAGCTCGTGGCGCTAAAGCCTGTAAGATGCGGTAAATATGTCTAGTACCGCCACCAAGAAATCTCCTGCTAAGTGGGAGCGTGCCAAGGCCGATGCCAAGGCAAAGATGGGTGGTAAGCACTCCGCTCGGGCTATGCAGTTGGCTACTAAGCTGTATAAAGAGCGGGGTGGTGAGTATTCTGGGGCTAAGTCCAGCGCTAACAAACTGTCCAAGTGGACCAAAGAAGACTGGGGCACAAAGTCGGGTAAGAACTCTACGGTAGGCCCCAAAGCGACAGGTGAGCGGTACCTACCTAAGAAGGCTAGAGACAGCTTGAGTAGCAAGGAATACGCGGCTACAACCCGAGCTAAACGCGCTGGTACGGCAAAGGGTAGGCAATTTGTAGCCCAGCCAAAGAAGATAGCGGCTAAAACAGCGAGACACAGAGCATGACAACATCAGGCACCACAACGTTTAATCTAGACCTCACAGATCTGGTGGAGGAGGCGTTTGAGCGCGCCGGTGCTGAAATGCGTTCTGGCTACGACTTACGTACGGCTCGACGCTCTCTTAACTTGATGTTCACAGACTGGGCCAACCGTGGTATCAACATGTGGACTATCGAGCAAGACGAGATAGCTCTTACCCCTAATGTGGGTACGTACAACTTACCCAACGATACAGTAGACATAATTGAACATGTGGTACGTACGGGCACTGGTTCGTCGCAGGCTGATCTGTCAATGTCTCGAATTAGCGTGTCTACCTACGCGTCTATTCCTAATAAAATTGTGACTGGACGCCCCATTCAGATCTATGTGGATCGACTGGCTCCTACACCTAGTGCTAACCTTTGGCCCGTTCCTGACACGGCTCAAACCTATACGTTGGTCTACTGGCGCTTACGCCGTATTCAGGATGCAGGCACAGGCGCGAACACGATGGACGTGCCGTTCCGTTTCCTAAACTGTATGGTTGCTGGACTGGCGTATATGATTTCTATGAAGGTCCCCGGCGGTCTTGAGCGGGTGGCTTTACTAAAACAACAATATGACGAAGCGTGGCAGTTAGCAGCTACTGAAGACCGTGATAAGTCCTCTAGCCGCTTTGTACCTCGGTATATGGCGATTAACTAATGAGCAGCAAGTTTGCTTCTGGTAAAAGAGCCCTATCGGAATGTGACCGATGTGGGCAGCGGTATAAGCTAACAGCCCTGAAGGAACTTATTGTTCGCACGAGGAAGACAAATGTAATGGTTTGTCCAACTTGTTGGGAGGCAGACCACCCACAAAATATGCAGGGGATGTACCCTGTTGAAGATCCACAGGGATTACGCAATCCTCGCCCTGATAAGTCTCGTTCTTTTGAGGGTGGAGACTACACATCTAGGGATATTCAGTGGGGCTGGAACCCTGTTGGTGGTTCACGCGGGTTTGACGGTGGGTTAACGCCAAATGTCTTGGCTTTAAACGCAGAAGTTGGTACAGTTACGGTAACAATAACGTAAGGAGTTATTATGAAGAAACAAGCGCAAACAATGTATAGACAGCCTAAGCCTGTTCCAGTTCCAAAGACTGCGGGATACCCACAAACGGATATTAAGACAACGGGTATCAAAATCCGTGGTACTGGCGCAGCCACTAAGGGCACGATGGCCCGGGGGCCAATGGCGTAAAGCATGACGTACGCTGAACTTGTAACACTGGTTAGCGACTACTGTGAGAACTCGTTTCCCACAGCGGATATGGACGAGTTCATCCGTCAGGCGGAGCAGCGCATCTATAACTCGGTGCAGGTGGCTAATCTTCGCAAGAACGTGACGGGTACGCTGACAGCAAGTTCTCCCTATCTGTCCTGTCCAGACGACTTCTTGTCGCCTTACTCGTTGGCGGTGTTTCCATCTGGTGGTGGAGATTACACGTTCTTACTTAACAAAGACGTTAACTTCATGCGTGAGGCATACCCAAACCCCACGACTACAGGCACCCCCAAGTACTACGCCATCTTCGGCCCGAACTCTAGTGACGTTAACGAGCTGTCCCTTATTCTGGGGCCGACCCCGGACGCAACGTATAGCGCTGAGCTGCACTATTACTACTACCCAGAATCCATTGTTACGGCTGGCACTACATGGTTGAGTGAAAACTTCGACTCCGTGCTGCTGTACGGAACAATGTGTGAAGCCATAACCTACATGAAGGGTGAGGCGGATATGGTGGCGCTGTACAACCAACGTTACATGGAAGCCATGGTGTTACTCAAGAACTTGGGTGATGGCAAGCAACGGACCGATTCATACCGTACGGGGCAGACCCGTATACCCGCTAACTAAGGAGCCTTATTATGGCAATTACACAAGCCTTTTGTACGTCAGCTAAGGCTGACTTCCTTGCTGGAGAGATTGATTTAGATGCGGATACCATCAAGATCGCTCTGTACACCAGCGCAGCTACGCTTAGCGCAGCCACCACTGCTTATACAACTTCTGACGAGGTTGTGGGCACTGGATACGTTGCGGGCGGCAATACCCTAACAGGCGCTACGATCAGCACTTCTGGCACGACAGCTTTTGTGGACTTCAATGACACCACATGGGCAACAGCCACGATCACTGCTCGGGGCGCATTGGTTTACGACAGCACCAACGCTAACAAGGCGATTGCTGTATTGGATTTTGGCGCAGATAAGACTTCTACTGCCGGTAACTTCACCGTCCAATTCCCAACCGCAGACGCTACAAACGCAATCATTCGTATTGCATAACGGGTACTAAGTGTCCGATGTAGTTGTCCCCCTCAGTGGTTGGAACGCTTCAGGTGTATCTTGGGGCGATCAGGGCTGGGGTGTTGGCAGCACAAGTGTTAGCGCAACGGGGGAAATTGGCTCCGTAGCGGTTGTAGGCGCGGCGAGTGTATCCCTGACTGGGGTATTCGCTACTGGACAGATAGGCGCGGTAACGGTTCTGGGGCAGGCAAATGTCTTCCCCGTGGGGGCGCAAGCCTCTGGGCAGGTTGGGAATGCAGCGGTTTCTGGTGCGGCAAATACGGCGGTTTCTGGGGTCGAGGCTACGGCGGAACTCGGGACAGTCTCAATTGCCATCGGTATAGACGTAGATGTTACTGGCGTTGAGGCTACAGGGGCTCTTGGGGTTGTATCGGTTGTAGGCTTAGCCAATGTATTCCCAAGTGGGGTATCGGCAACCGGACAGATTGGCGACGTTGTAGTCTCCATACCTAAAGACGTACCTGTAACGGGTGTTGAGGGCACAGTTGAGCTTGGCACTGTTGTAGCGTCCGCCGCTGCTGATGTGGATGTCACTGGGGTTGAGGCTACTGGCGGTATCGGCGCTGTTACTGTAACGGGTACGGGCGAGATATTCCCAACCGGCGTCCAAGGTGTGGGACGAGTAGGTAATGTATTTATCCTGCTGTCCATTATTGAAGAGGTTACAGGGGTTGAGGCCACTGGACAGATTGGCAATATAGTTGCTAGTGCAGGCGCTAGAGTAGCTGTTACAGGGGTTTCCGCTACCGGGTATGTGGGTGTTGTTAACATTTGGAGTTTGGTACCGGCTGATCCGACCACAAGTTGGACAGATATAACCAACACGCAGGCTTCAAATTGGCAAACAATAGATGACACGCAGGACGCAAACTGGCAAAATATAGCAGCGTGATGCTTTTTGATTGAAGGATTTAATTTATGGCAACCGGCTCAACATCACTATTAGGCTTGGCACTACCCGTTACGGGCGAACTGTCGGGCTCTTGGGGCGATGTCGTCAACACCAGCATCACGAGCTTACTTGACTCTGCAATTGCTGGAACGACAACACTTAGCTCCGACGCAGACGTAACACTCTCCACTACTTCGCTTGCGGCTAACGAGGCTCGACAGGCGATTCTTTTGTGGACGGCGTCAGGCACAGACCTACGCACAATCACTGCTCCCGCAGCCAGCAAAACCTACGTGGTAATTAACGCTACGGGCGGAACGCAGAGTATCAAGCTGGTTGGCGCGGGTCCGACTACAGGGATTACCCTAGTACCTGCTGAGCGCTGCTTGGCGGCTTGGAATGGCTCGGACTTCATAAAAATCGCAACCACTGAGGCTGACGGTGTAACCACCATCTCCTTTGGCTCAACTGGACTGACTCCTGCTACTGCAACAGATGGAGCGGTTACGGTTGCTGGTACGTTAGCTGTGGCTAACGGCGGCACAGGCGCTACGGATGTAGCGGGCGCACAGACTAACTTACAGGTAGACCCAGCCGGAACTGCGGTCGCTTTGGCAATCGCACTAGGATAAGGAATAGACATGGCAAATACATTTACCTCATACGCTAACAAAGATGTTGGCACTTCGGCAGCTACAGTTGTGACCGTTGCTGGCGGCACGCAAACCACGGTGGTTGGTATGTCGGTGGCTAACACCTCGGCAAGCCCCATTACGGCGAGCGCCTATTTCACCCGTTCTGCGGTAGACTACTACCTGATTAAGGACGCCACGGTCCCCGTTGGAAGCTCTCTGGTCTTGGTGGGCGGCGACCAAAAGGTTGTGCTGATTCCCTCTGACGAGTTAAAAGTAGTGACCTCCGCAGCAGCATCAGCAGACGTTGTGACTTCAGTACTGAATATCACCTAAGAGGTAGACAATGGCATATCTTGGATCAACCCCCGAATACCAGAGCTTTACGTCTGGTACGGACTACTTTAACGGTGATGGGATTTCAGTTGCCTTTACTTTGTCCCGTCCTGTTGCGTCGGTCAACGACATTGAAGTAGTAATCAGCAACGTAGTCCAGCAGCCCAGCACGGCTTACACCGTGTCCGGCACAACGATTACGTTCACCTCTGCCCCACCTGCTGGCACGGCTAACGTCTACGCTCGGTATCTGAGCACGGCTACACAGACAATTACCCCCAGCCCCGGCACGGTAGGTACGTCTCAGCTTAGCCCATCCCTTACCAATGTCCCGTTCTTTGGCGGCAGCACCCTCGGTGCAGGTAACGCTACAGGCATGAAGAACCGCTTGATTAACGGCGGGATGGTTTTCGATCAGAGGAACGCCGGGGCTTCGATTACTTTAAGCGGAACTAATCAGTATAGTACAGACCGCTGGAAATGCCGCCTAGATGCTTCTTCATCATCAACTGTA